TTGAGGAGTACGAGTGCGTGTATGGTGAAGGCCGAGACAAGAAGCTGGTGGATCTGGTTTTGGTGGAGGACAAGAGCGCAGGCATCTCACTGATTCAAGACTTGCAGCGCGCCCACTTGCCAGTGCATGCGTATAACCCTGGCCGAGCGGACAAGGTGCAACGGCTGTCTATTGTGGCCAACATCATTAAGGCTGGCCGTGTGTGGATACCTGAGAGCAGCAAGCGCAAAGGCTTTGTAAGGGATTGGGCTGAAGGCATGGTGAGCCAGATCTGCAGCTTCCCTGAGACTGCGCATGATGAGTTCGTGGACTGCATTAGCCAAGGGCTGCGGTATTTACGGGACGCTGGATGGATCAGCATCGATGCACCACCACGGGAAGAGCTCATGCAAGAGGACATTGATGATGCTGAACTGTATAACCGTAAGGGTCGTGCAAACCCATACGCTCAGTAGGGAATACTAGTTTAACTAGTAGGTATAAACCCTTACTAGTTTAACTAGTAATCAATTTGTTTTAATGGAGATAAAATGGATGGCAGAGAAATACCAAACAGTGACTATAGGAAAGTCCTCCACCTTGACGGTACGAGAATCACTTTGTCTGACCACAAGTTCGAGTTGTCGGTCCAGCCTCGAAGTGAAGTGTGGGAGCAGCAGTCGGTGCAATTGTTCAGAGAGTGGATCAAGTGGCGCAAGAAGCAAGAGGAAATGCGCGAGCTTGGGACTCTGTCAAGGTGATGGCCGTTGCGATGATTGTCCGCGCATAGGATAATGGCACAATGAAGAAGCCTACCCTAGCTCAAATGAAGATTATGCTGAGAGATAAAGAGCTCCCAGTGACTATGCATCCAATTGAAGAACGCCAAGGCAATCAGTTGGTAAAGATCAATCCAAACGCGTTTGATAAAGCGTTTCAAAAGAATGATTGGCAATATGTGGGTAAAGAAGGTAAAGGCGGTATTGAGGGCCGATACAAGCGCTTTGGTGACTTTGTCAAAGACGCGCCATCAATGAGAGCCAGTAACGCTCAAGTCAATAAGAACGGATCAGTTGTGTTTGGTGATGGTCGCCATCGGTATGCTTACTTGCGTGATCAAGGACTAGAGAGCATACCGATGTCGATGGATAAGCAATCTATTGCACATGCAAAGACGCATGGATATTTACATGAAGCCAATGGCGGTACTGTAATGGGTATCAACGTCAAGTCAGATACCAAAGCAGGCCGCAGGTATGCCGACATGATTGTGGATGGCCACAAAACACTTGAGTCACGCAACGGCGATACTTTGCGTCCTTATGTAGGCAAGCGCGTGGCAATTGTCAGAACTGGTGAAGGCCCTGCCAAAGCAATTGGTGAAGTCACCATCGGTGAGCCTATGGTGGCCAACAAAAAAAAGTTTCGGTCATTGGAAGAAAAGCATCATGTGCCCGAAGGATCGGCATTTGATATCAACACACCAACCAAACACTTGTACCCCATGCATGATCCCGTGCGGTATGAAGAAGAGCGCGATGTTGGTCATGGCATCATTGCTCGAAAAGTTATACACAAAGCCCAAGGCGGCAAAATTAAAGGAGCCCACATGAAACCCACACTAGCTCAAATGAGATTAAGACTTGCTGACGGTGGAAGTTCCACAGCCACACAACCTACAGTCACACAGCCAACGGTTACGCAGCCCACGGTTACGCAACCCACTGGTACATCTAGCACTACAAATACGCAAACCACGCAAGCTATGCAAGACCAAATAGATGCTGCTAGGAATCTCAAACTCATGTATGGAATTGACAATCCTGCATTGGTAAATTACATCACCTCAAATCCTTATGGTGCAAAAGGTGCTTTATCTGGAACTGAACTTAAAGATTTAAGTACAGCTTTCAATACAAAGTCAGCACAAGATGTCAATAACATGCAAACTTCTGACAGTCAACCTCTATATGCTCAAGCTCAACAACAACTACAAAGTCAAGCCGCAGACATACAACGGAAAAAAGATTTAGCCAATCCTAATTCTTGGATTTATCAAAAAGGTCTTACGATAGATCCATACGCTGGACTCAATGACAATAAATATTCCAAATATGCAATAGGAAGCGTATTTGCACCATCTGGCCCTGCTAACTATGACAGAACAGTAGACGATAGTGGTGTTCATATAACCACTGGAGAAGGAACATATTTGCTCAATCCTAAAAGCAATAGGATTGTTTCCTTTGCATTGAACCCTAACGATCCTAGATCATCTGCTACGGAACAACAAAGATTTTATGATTTTATGTCAACCCCTCTTGCTGAAGGCGGTACAGTAAATCAGCGCCCAATGAGCGAGCCTACATTGGCTCAAATGCGTCTAGAGATGGGTAGGCATAGGAATCCACAAGTCATGGGCAATATTGGTGTTGATGAAGCTGTGGACATTGATCCTAAGATATTTGTGAATCCAAATCCAAGTTCGCCTGGCCTACCTGACATTGGTGGCGTCAAAACCCCTGAAGGCGCTTTGCCTGTTGGTGGCATTGACATGAACCCCATGCAAGCTGGCCAACAGATGATGCCCCAACAACCACCACAGCAAGGCCAGTTAGGCCAACAACCCCAGCAAGGCCAGCCACAAGGCCAACCCAGTGGCGCGCCCCCAAGCATGGCGCCTGCAGGCATGGGAGCACCACAAGGTCCAAGCAACATATTGAGCCTGACACCCCAAGGCCAAGCCATGAATGCCATGCGTCCACCTATGATGCCTAAGATGGCCAAGGGTGGTATGGTCGGTCATTTTGCCAAAGGCGGCAGTAAAAAAGAAAAACCAGAAGAGTCTAAACGTATTCTTGTGAAAGCAACAGGGCCAAATGGCATCAAGGGTATTGTTATTCCACGTCACATGTTAGAAGGCAAGACTTATGGTGGAACTGGACCCAAAGCAGGACAGAAGGTTGAAGGACTGCTTGATTTGAACAAAGCTAGAGCTGAAGTTTATGGTTCAGAAAATCGTCAACCATTGAACATAGGACAGATGGGCAGAATCCATAAGCAAGTATTAAGCGATCACTTTGCCAAACCAATTGATGAGCAAACAGCGGCCGAAAAAGAAGCGTTAGAAAGATTGCGCAAAGCCAAGCACATTGGCTCTAAGGCAAACACATTGGATGAGAGCGAGAAACTTGATACAGTGCGCCATGAGACTGATGACCAAGGGCGTACTCATGTGGGTTATGCGGCCAAGGGTATTGCAGGTCATGCGCTGTATTCATCTGGCAGTGGCAAAAATGAAAACCTTCATGTGTTGAATACATGTCCTGGTCAGGTTGATGGGTGTGGTGGTGGAATTGATCAGAATGGAATTGTGGATACCAAACGTGGCTCATGCTTTGCCCCCAATGCTGAATCACAATACGTCAACGCGGCAGTACGTCGCGCCGCTCATGCTCAAGCCAAGCATGACCCTGCTATGACTCGTGATTGGGTTCTGGCTCATACTGGCTCATTGCGTGAAGCCGCTGATGAAGCAGATAAGAACAATCAGCGTTTATTGTTCAGACCCAATGTGGTGGATGAAAGCGATACATCATCACGTCATGTATTGCGTGGATTAAATGAACAACGCAAGAAAGAAGACAAACCACCAATTATTGCCAACAGCTATGGTAAGACTAATGAGTTGCATGATCCTGAAAATCATTACCATGTGACCCATTCCAATGTTGGCCCCAAGACCAAACACGGAAAAGAAATTACTGAAAGTATCAAGCGCGACAAAGCAAGAGTCCGTAATACGATTTTGGCTAGAGACAATCAAGGTGACTTTGTCAATGAGCAAGGCAACAAGACGCCACCTAAGAACTCATACATGGTGACCAATGTGAAGCGTGGCTCACCATTCGACAAAGACATGCAGAACACCATCACGCATGCTAAGTATTGGTCAATCCCAAGGCCACTAAACGAGCTTACAGAGATGGAAAAGGACGAGGGTAGTGAAGGCCATTACGATGGCAAAGGAAAACCCACAACCCCTGATAAATCTCATTATGGACATATGGTCATAGGAGATAACCGTTACGACTATCAAAAGCAACACATATTGCATCCAAGGCTAGTTCAAGTGGGTACGAACAATGATGGTACGCCCCACATGATTCCTACGGACTCACGATTTTTAGACAACAAAGAGTTGGACAAAAAGATTCCGCGAAGCAAGCAATTTAAGACTAAAAATGGTAAGCGCGCAGGTTTGATTTTGATGACGACCCCAACCGAGTCCACGCCGAATCATGAACATCATTCATCATTTACTCATGACGTAAACCCTACGCATCTTGAGTACGCTAAGAAAAACAATGGCGAGTATGAAATTGATCCACCATTGGCTCAAGAGTTTGCAAGGAGCAAAGAGTATGTTGCACCTGAACCCATGAAGATGGTTAAAAAAACATGGGCTACTGGTGGAGCTGTGCATTCATCATTAAAAAATTTAGCTTATCACGATGACTTTAATGCATTCCCTGAGACAAATTTTGCTTCACAGCACCATCTTGCAAAACGCCGAGCAACTAAAGAATAGGGATAAATAATGGCTGACGATATCAACATTGACGAACAGAACGACGGCTCTGCCGTTGTGGACATGCCAGAGATGGACATTGATGAGCTTCCTGATGGTTCGGCCATTGTGGAAGTAGATGATGGTCCAGAATTTAATCCAGACTTTTACGACAACTTGGCTGACACAATCAGTTCAAGTGAACTGTCTGACATTGTGTTCCGTTATCGTGATTTACTAGAGTCTGACAAAGAGGCTCGTGAACTAAGGGACAAACAATATGAAGAGGGAATTAAACGAACAGGCATGGGTAATGACGCCCCAGGGGGCGCTACGTTTATGGGTGCATCCAAAGTTGTCCACCCTGCCATGGCAGAGGGCTGTGTTGACTTTGCCGCTCGAGCGATCAAAGAGCTCTTCCCACCCGATGGTCCTGTCAAATCCAAGATTGTTGGAAAGCAAGACGATATCAAAGCCGCAATAGCAGAGCGCAAGGTTAATTTCTTGAACTGGCAGATCACTGAGCAGATT